GTGCCCTCGGGGATGGGCGCTGCCTGAGCCTTGACCCACGCTTCGATGTCGCGCGCTACCTCGGGGTGGTTACCTACCTGCTCTGCGAACAGTTCGAACGTGGTGGCGTTCTCGTCGATGATCCCACGGATGCTGAGAACCTGCTTGATCTTATCTCGCTTTGCCTTGCTCCAGCCCTTGGCCTGAGTCAGGACGTGATCCTGCGGGGACGGCTCGGGGGCTGCGGACTCTAGGTCGCTCTTGCTCCAGAGGTTCAGCGCGATGCCGAACCGCATGGCTGCGTTGCGGATGCCGTCGCCGATGATCTCCTTGATGAGGTCGCCGTCGGAGCGGCGCTCGTTCGGCTCCACTCCGCCGTACCCGATGCGGGCGTGGTCGAAGATGTTGAGCCTGATCCACATGCCAGTCGGTCGGCCCTCGGCGTTGCGGTCAAGGACGGGGCTGCCGTTCTCGTCGTAGCCTAGGGGCGACCAGTGCCAGAGCGGGTCGTGGCGGAGGAGCATCTCGGTGACGGCGGCGTGGCCGACGTATGAAAGATTAGTTCCGCCCTTGGGCTTGGTCTCAACGAGACTGGGGTGTGGGGTGCGCAGGTCTGCATGCAGTTCCCGCAGCGCCTTGATCCGCTCTGCGTCGGGCAGGTCTGCTGCGTCAACGTATTCCGGCATCGTGTCTTCTCCTTAGGCACTCTTGGATGTGCCTGTTGATGGCGTCCCGGTTCCACATGGGACGCTTCTTTTGGGGTGTGCTCACTACGAGCAGGGGTGGTGGTACTCGGTGCCCGTGGTTCGGGTGTCCGGGTTTGGGTAGGTGGACGCTGTGCTTATCACACATGCGTCTGGCTTCTTCGTAACTGATTAGGTCTGTGAAGTCTTTGGGGAGAAACTTCTCTGCTCCACAATGGTCTTTGACGACGTAGCCACTGGCCTGCTTGTCGTCGCAGGCGCAGTGGAACTTACCTTCATCACGGTAGTACAACTTGTCTTCCGCCGCGAAGTGTTTGTATATCTGCGGCTTGCCTCCCTTGTTCTTGACCTTGGGCTTTCTCATTGTCCCGCTGATGTATGTCTTAGTACTCTGGGAGTTCATGGATCAGGCTCTTCCATATCATCTGCGGGCGGTGGTGGCACTCTGGTCGGTTCGACTTGACGTAGTCGTCGGTGCCGCAGATCTTGTCCTCGCGCGCCACCCGTCGCATGACTGCGCCGATTGCTCGCGGCTCATGCGTTTGAAACTGTGGGTAGAGGTAAGACATTTTCTGCCACACGTTGTCTGTCGTAAAGAGCGGCTGCTCCTCTGCGACTAGGCAGCATGCGAGATACGCTGCCTCTGCCCAGTCGGGGTTGGTGTTCTTCTCTACTCGGTCGATGGCTTCGTCGCGAGCGGCGATTGCTGCGTTGATTCCGTTAGGCGTGTGCACGAGTGGAACGCCGTGCTGGCGAAGGACGTCTTCGATTGTCATCTGCTCGTCAGGCATCTTCCCTCCCGGTGATGCAGAAGGTGGAGCCGCTGATGGAGCCGCCCATGGGCATGATGTACAGGTGGTTCTTGCCCGTCGGGCTGGGGACCACGGTCGCGTCACCGTGAACATGCTCAGCAATGCGGCGCAGGTCGATGTGCTGCCCCGGCTGGTCGATCCAGTTGATCGTCTCCTCGGGGTCAATGACGAGGATGTTGACGTGGATATCTCTTTCGATGGTGACGAGGCCGAACCGGGAGATGGCGTCCCTCGTCATGGCCTTGGCCACTTTGTTGATCGTGTCGATCTCTCCGACGAACGTGGTCATGCGCTCTGCGATCTGCGCCTCGGTGTACGTCATGTCGTCGGGGTTAGGAGTCAGGTCGTAGTCGTCCTGCTCGCGGATGTGCATGGTCATCTCTTACCTCCTGAATGGGTGTGTGCCTTCTGGTCGTAGCGTACCGCTACTTCATTACTGGGTGTGTTTGGGTTTTGTAAATCTTGACACCCCCTCTGGCTGCGGGGAAGGGGACGCAACCAAAGGGGGGAGGGACTTGTCCCTCAGCGACGGGCAAGGCGCGCCGCCGTCAAGTTGTACAGGCACACCCTACCTGCGGAGCCTATGGTAGCAGGCTCACGGCTTGGTGTCGGGTGTGTCCTCTGCGGCCTTCGGGGTGGGGGGCGGGTCGCTCTTGCTGGGGAAGTTCTCAGTCAGCCAAGCCCGGTAGTCTCGCCCACCGTCGAAGTCGATATAGCGTACTTTTCTTTTTGTTTCTGGTTTCTTTTCCATGGCTAGAGCATATCACCCCACGTTGTGTCATCGATAACGCGGTCGTCAATGTAGAGCATGTCGATCCACACTCGCTGATACGCACTGTGGTGTCGCTCGTCAGTGATAGAAGACTTGAAGTTGTCGTAGTCGATGTCGTCTGCCATTCGTGCGACTGCTGCTGCCCACGCTGGCTTGCTGCAGCGCAGGCGGTATCCGTAGTCGGCGAGGGTGTCTAGCCACCACGCGTCCTTCATCTGCATGAAGTAACTAATGTTAACGATGTCCTGTTCGCAGCGCGCCCTGACAATCACGCCGCCCTTATTGTCTCGGTCTTCTACGGTTGAGAAGAATCCTAGTTTAGTCATCATCCACATGGGTCGGCCTCCGGGTTCTGTCGGTAGTAGATCCCGAGCATGATGTCGGGAAGGATCTCGGTGTCGTCTTGTGACGCCTCGTATAGTGCGCGCCCCTCCTCTGGGGTGAGGTCGTCGGCGTCGACGATCAGCATGTCGTGGGCTGCGCATGCGCCGTGCGAATGGTCAGCCATGCTGTACCACAGGATGTTCTTCGGCATCTTGTTCCTTTCGTTTGATGGTGGATCTCACCCCCGCCCGGAGCGATGGATAGGTCGGGCGGGGGTGGATTCGGTTAGGCGGCGAGCGCCACGGCCACGCTGCGATCCTTGAGCGTGACGTTCTGGTTTGCGCCGAGCAGGTTCTGGTCGATGAACCTGTCGTCGGAGCGGTGAGTCTTGCTCCAGTCGACGTACTCGGCGACGGCCTGCACGAAGCCCCACTTGGTGTTCTTGACGTTCGCGAGGTTGTCCACGTCCCATGCTGCGTGGATTGCCTCGCGCGTGTTCTGCGCGATGGTCAGTCCGCGTGTGCTCTCCTCGTCCTTCGGGGCGGGGAGCGGGACGAGCATCTCCAGCATCCGGTCGAACGAGATGCGGTTGATGGGCTGCCGGATGAGGCTGTCGCCCAGCGTTTGCAACTGGTCGAAGTACTCGTTGCTGAAGCCGAGCATGTCACGCGCGTCCCGCACCTTGTCGGTCACGTTCGGCGTGTGCCTGCCCTTCCACATGTTCTTAGTTCCCTGCATGCTCCACTGCAGCGTGTTCTGGCAGACCACACGGACCGGCGTGGTGTAGACGCTGAGCGACGTGTTCCCGTCGTGCCCGTTGCAGAGGGCGACGAAGGGGTCGATGCGCTCCGACTCGTCGCCACCGATCAGGATGTCCCGGTTCAGGCGAGCGAGCGCCCAGACCTTGCGCCCGTTGAACAGGCTACCTGCGGTGTGGTAGTGCGCGTCACCCTTGCCGATGATCTCGTCGAAGAAGTCGAACGCGTCGACGTTCTGGACGATCTTGTAGCGGGGGGTGACGATGCCGAGCGTGCCGTTCGTGTCCATGCGGACGTTCGCGACCTTGTCGGGGATGAGCGTGGTCGTGTCGGGCATGTCGTCGCCGTTGGGGACGTGGACGTGGATGTCGTGCTGCTCCACCGTCCAGTCCAGTCCGGCGAGGCGGATGGCCTCGGCGCTGGTGACCACGTCCTCGTCGATGACGGTGCCGAGGCGGTGCCATGCGGGCTGGCGTCCACCGTAGAAGGCTCCGTCGTTCTCAAGGATGCCACCGGTTGCGTGTTCGATCATGTTTCCTTCTCCGTTCTTGGGGTGTACCCATACCGTACCACAGGTTAGAGTATGGCTGTTGTTATGATTTGGTAAGGAGTTCTTACCGGGGAACCGCGCCCAGCCGCATCGCATTGGTGGATGCGGGGGGATTACTCGGGCCTAACAAACCCGATTTTCCATTTAGCCCCGTTGTTAGCGGGTCGTGGTTCCCTTGGGAGAGGTTCGCCAGTACTGGCTAGCCTGTCCGCAGACACCCCCGTCGTGGCGGGTGTTTCGTCCGGCGCTCATCAGTGCGGGATGCCGGATGGGTAGTGCTACGCCTTGCAGACGTTCTGGATGTCGAAGTCGTACGAGTCGAAGTCGTAGTCCTCTACTCCGTGGACGTCGACGGTGACCTCGTTGGACAGGTGCTCGCCGACGCCCTCCAGCGCGTCGTCCTCGCTGTCGCCGCTGATGATGATCGTCATGGTGACGGGCACCGTGATACGGATCTCATACTCGGAGGTCAGGTCCATGATGTCGTAATTGATGACGAGGTTGGCGAATCTCTCGTCGTTCTCGCAGGCCCGGCGCATGCCTTCCTCGGCGATGGTTGCCATCTCACGGAGCAGGGCGACGGCTACGTTCATGTCTCCGATTGTCTTGAGGTTGGCCCGGCGAAGTTCTTCGATGATGGTGAGGCGGTCGTCGTTCTCTGCGCTGATCTCGCGGATCTGGGCGCGGAGCACGTCGGTGTCTGCGGTGTCGGTGTCGATGGTGTTCATGGTGTCCCCTTCTGGTGGTGTACCCATACTATGCCACATGATTGTGGCTGAGTTTGTAAAAAGTTTGTAAGGATTTCTATCTCAGGTCGACGGTTCGGATGCGGTGGATGCACCCGAGCCGTCCGTTCGGGTTCAGGCAGAGCCGGTTCCCGTTCTCCCGCTCTCGGTAGTGCGCGTTCCCATTGTCGTCGTGCCCCATGTACTCCCACGGGAGTGCCTCCCCTGCCCCGTTGCGTCGGCAGTAGCGCCGTAGCGGGGTGAAGTCGTGTGTAGGATCGTATTTCATGCTGCCCCCTCCGGGTAGTCGTAGTCGCCCGCGTATTCGTTACGCTCGGCCGACGATAGTGCGTCCAGCATGAGCCGACGCGTAGCGTACACGTCGCTGAAGTGCGGCGACAATTCGGATCCGGGCAGGTTCAGCCAGTACCGTAGCCCTTCGGCGACGTGCCCGATCTCTGCGATGGTCAGTGTATCGGCGATGATATCGGCGCGCTTCTCTGTCTTGTCCATAGTTTTATCGTACCCCTTGTCTGGTGCGTAGTGTGTTCGGATTTTGTAAGGATCACGGAGCCTGCAGGAATCCGTGCCGCGTCCCCTGCATGCCGCGCGCATTCCCCTTCGCGCGTAGCCCGACGATCACGCCGCCCGCGTCAGCGAATCGGAGGTCGTGCGCGTCCCCGTCGATGACGGGATACGTGCCTCCCCACGGTGCCGTCCACGTTGCGGGCAGCGGTGCCCCCTTGCGGGTGGCGAAGACTACTGCTACGCGGTGCCCGGCTTCCAGATAACGGCGCGCCGCCTCTCCCTGCCCGCCCGGGTAGGAATACGTCACGTCGATGCCGTGCTCGGCAGCGTCAGGCTTCGGCCGCTTCGTGTAGTCGTACAGGATGCAGCCCTCCGCGATAGCGTGGGCTACCACCTCGGGGAACGTGCGATGCCAAGCGATATCGGACGTGCCGTTCAGGCGCAGCGCGGGCGTGAGGCCATGCCGTCGCGCGTTGCGGGCATGATTCGTGATCTCGCGACAGATGCGGGCGCTAAACCCTTCCGGGTCAAGGATCATCCGGGCGGTGCGACGAATCCGGCTAGCCTGAATCACGTTCCACCCGCTAGCGTCAAGGCCAATACCTCCCCGGCCCGAAGTGTTCAGGCAGACGGCGGTACATTCGACGCTAGCCCATGGGCATACGTTGGCACCCGACATGGTGGCGGGCGCTAGGTGCAGGACGGCGGGCAAGTAGCCCATATCGGCGGCACCCTTCGCCACTTTCGGGTTGGTGGTGGTGAGCAGGCTACCCTCCGACTTGACCGGGTAGTGCTCATCGATGGCGGCCACCGTTGCGGTGACGGCGCGTAGTACGCGGTTGCTATAGGTCATTTTGTCCCCCTTCGGACTGATTCCATTATGCCACGAACCCGTGGCCGTACTTGTAAGGATTCCGTAAGGATTACGGGCTGAGTAGCCCCGCCGACTTGGTCTCCCGCCGCCACTTCGCGGCCGCGTTGCCGTAGTCCTGATACAGGCTATGGATGGTGCCCCACGCGTGAAGGCTCATCACCTCCCCGAGCACCTCCTCGGTGTAGCCCAATCGCGCCATGGCATCATTGGCCGCATCCATCGCATCCAGCGCCCGGTTCAGCGCGAACGCCGCTTCGCGGTATTCCTTCGTGATCATCATTGCCACCCCTTCCGTTGGTGTACCCACACTATAACGCACCCCGGCGGCGAAGTTTGTAAAGATTCCGTAAGGATTCGACAAGCCCCCACGCCCGAGCGCGCGCGTACCTTCCCCTTCCTCCTGCCCTCCGGGCGCACTCCGAACCGCCTAGCCTATCCAATGGGGGGTGCCGGGATTCGAACCCGGCAGGGCCAGCCACCCCCCACGCGCCTACCCGATACGTAGCACCCGGCAGGCTTCCCGCGCCTGCTCCCGCTCCTCGGGCGTCAGCACCTCCCCGGCCTTCATCCGCGCAATCAGACGCGCTAGCCGCTTTTCCGCCGGACTCACGACGCCGCCGCCATCCGCGCCGCGCGCTGCGCCCACTTTTCCCGGGATCCCTCACGATACCCGCCACGCTTGCCGTGCTGAGTCCGCCCAATCGGCCGCGACTTGCAGGCCCACGCGGGCACCCGCGCATCCGGCAAAACCGTGACCACGAACACGCGGCCATCGATCACGCGGAACCCGGAACCCGTAGGCACCGGCACCCCGTCACGCTGAACGCCCACGAACCGGCCACCCGCGCCGCGTAGCAGCACTCCGCCACCAAATGCGGGCACCCCCGTGGGGGCGATCATGCCGTCACCCCCTTCGCGCGAACCGGGAACCGCTGCGCCATAAACGCGCCGAACGAATCGCCATGCATCCCGAACAATAGCGCCGCGACGATATCCCGCACGTCGCGCTCACACTTGCCATCGATCAGGGCCAGCCACTTATCCCCGCAAACGTGCGGGCCAGCCGCCCCACGCTGTACCCCCAACTTCCACGCCGTGCTCAAGTCCTGCCGCTTCGCAGCGTTCATACTGCACCCCTTCCATTCGGTGTTCACCCATCATAGCAGACGAATCACCACCAAACCAAACCTTTACATAATCCTTACAACTACAACCCGCCGATGGTGTGTGCGTCCTTCGCGCGCGTTGGCCCCTACCCCGCGCCGTGCGCGCCCGCGCTATCTACGCCGCCCGCCCGCCCGAGCGAGAACCCCACCCGCGCCGCCCGACGTCGTACCCATCCTCGGGCTTTCTTTTTTGTGGGTACGATTTTTGTGTAGGCTTCTTCTCAGGATGATGGTTGTGCCAGTTCTTCTTTGGCCCTCCTAGCCTTGTGGCTAACCGTCTTCCGTTTTACGTGCTTGACGTCCCTGCACGATCCGGCCTAGCCGTTGCCGGGACATTGTCTGGTCGTCTGATGGCAGTCCGTGGTGCGGTTTCTGCGTCAGTGCTTCGACGAGGCTTGCGGTTACTGTGTGCCGTTTCTCCTAAGCGGGGGATTCGGCGTTATGTTTAGAGTATCACGACTCGGTGTGTAGGTTTTCTACACTGTGGGTGGTGTTGGTGTGTAAATATCGTACATATGCACGATAAATCGTATGTTCGTGACTACTGCTGTTGTGCTATTGTCGCTTTATGAGCAGCAACAAGCGCATGATGCGCACCTACACCAAGTACGAAGATGAACTTCGCCAGTTCAATGATGCTCAAAGCATTCGCAGGGGGAAGAAAAAGGATGGAAACCCACCATCATTCTTCAAAGACTTGTTTGACTATAAGCAGCCACGCAGAAACAATCGTGGATGCGGCGACATCAAGTGGATCATTCCCCTCACTGGAGAGATCCAGACGATTCACTGTGATCAAGTGTCTACAGCGTTCCAGCATATGCGCGCCCCTAAGGGAAAGCAGTACGCGCTTCGCAGTGATCGCAGAGATCTGGCCGACGAGGCAGCATAATGGCTAGCGAAGAGACCGAACTCAAGTACTTTGGCGAAGAAGCACGAGCAAGTATCCTAGAAATGGCGCGACACCCCGTGGCCCTAACAACTATCGCCCAAGCACACGGCATCCCCGCACAGACACTCAGAGACCGCACAGAAGAAGAAGACGAATTCGGCGTTGCGTTCCAAAAACTCCGAGCAAAACTACAAGCCAACCTCGTAGGCAACGTGATGGATCGCGGAGATACTGACTGGCGCATGCATGCCCACCTACTTGAACGTCTCTTCCCGACGGGCTACGCCAAAGAAAAAGCCAACACAATCAAGATCGAAGCATCGGCATTTGATTGGAACCAGTTAGGCCGCATTACAGAGAAAGACCTGCCCAAGCGCGAAACAAAGCAGATCGAAGCCGAGAGTGTACAAATCAATGACTGAACCATTCCACACCAATCGCGACCCGGGCGACGAGAATGACTACTTTGACCTCTTTCTCAAATGGCTAAACGCACAAGACGAACCCTCCCCGCCCAAGGGAAAAAACTATTACCTAATACCCGACGAAAACGGTTGCCTCAGTATTTCCACCACCCCGGAAATAGACAGGACATAACGTGTCGCGCCAAATCGACGCACAAGAAAAACGCCGCAAACCCCGCGCAGGAACCAAAAAGCGCATCGTCAACGACGTACCCGAAGACCAGTTCGACCTACGAAAAAAAATCCTTTTAGATCCCGACTGGATATACCCCAACCTCCTAGGCATGCAGCCATGGAGCAAACAATGGGAAGTCATCCGCAGCGTACGAGACAACAAGCGCACCGCAGTACGATCCTGCCACGGCTCTGGCAAGACAGCAGTAGCCGCAGCCGTCGTCCTAGAGTTCATGTTGCAAGGGCCATGTCGCGTAATCACGACTGCGCCGACATGGTCACAGGTCGAACAGTTGCTCTGGCGAGAAATTGCTCAGCGTCATCGACATATTGACCCCGCCTTTGGAAAACTTTTCAAGACGCAACTTGAAGTAGCCCCAGACTGGTTTGCCATCGGACTGTCCACTGACACCCCGGAACGTTTTCAAGGCCACCACGCCCCCCGAATGCTCTTGGTAGTTGATGAGGCGAGTGGTGTAGATGACGCCATCTACGAAGCCTCCGAAGGATTCCTCACCGCCGACGGCGCTCGCGTCCTTCTTATCGGAAACCCGACCCGTACTACTGGAACGTTCTACCGAGCGTTCAAACCAGATTCTGGGTGGCATAGAGTACATATTAGCGCATTCGACTCTCCCAACTTTACCGGAGAAGAAGTACACGAAAACGCTGCGCGAGCACTCGTAACACCAGAATGGGCATCTGACGCAGCAATCCAGTGGGGCGTTGACTCTCCCGCATACAAAATCCGCGTACTAGGAGACTTCGCGGAAACAACGGGCCGCCAATTCTTCCAGTTCATGCAGAAACTCCAATACATTGAGCCTAAAAAGAAGGGCCGCATGCTCGGCCAGCCCGTCAAGGGCGGCACGGTACGCTTCTACGAAGACACAAGCGGGCCAGTAAAGATCTACCACGCCCCAGTCAAGGACAGGCGCTACATAGTTTTTGCCGACGTGGCCGGAAGTGTTACAGAAGACACTTTTCAATCCCGTGTAACAAATTACGACTCCACAGACGGGTCGGATTACGCAGCAGCAGTAGTCATTGATGCAGAAAATGGTCAAATCTGTGCAGAATTTCACGGAAGACCAGCACTAGACGAGTACGCAGAAGAACTCGGCCGCATCGCACACACCTATAACAAGGCGCTACTAGCAGTAGAGCGCAACAGCATGGGCCAAGCAGTACTTCTAATGCTAACCACTACGTTTAACTATCCGAATCTGTACAGACCCAAGCATGTCAACAGTACGCGCCCGGATCTTGACCGAAAAATTGGTTGGAACACTAACCAGTCCACCCGGCCCCGCATGCTAAGCGCACTACAAGCACAAATTCGTGATCATCCCGAAACAATCTGCAGTGAACGTCTGATTGACGAGTTGAAAACGTTTGTTTACGACAAGCGTGGCCGCGAAGGCGCTGATTATGGGTGCCACGACGATATGGTGATGGCTGCTGGCGGCGCTTTTGCTGTTATGCAGGAAACGATGTACAGGCCGATTGATCTTCGCCCGCCACAGCGTAGAAAAAGTTCTACAACGATTACAAAGCGCGCACCGCGCGTATGATAAAGTTTTTATATGTCTAACAGTAGTGATGCTTGGCAGCGCAAAGAAGGAAAAAACCCATCCGGTGGGCTAAACGCTGCTGGCAGAGCATCGTACAACAGACAAAACCCCGGCAAGCCCGGCCTCAAGCCTCCCGTCAAGCGCGCCCAAGCGGCACGATCACCAGAACACGCAGCGCGCAGGCGCTCATTCTGTGATCGCATGATGGGAATGAAGAAAAAGTTGACTAGCGCCAAGACGGCAAACGATCCGAACAGTCGAATCAATAAGTCGTTGCGGGCGTGGGACTGCTAGTCGGTAATACTACTGATATACTTTTAGGGTATGCTTAATAGCCTCCCAGAAAATGGCCACTAAAGGCCGGAGAGAAAACAATGCCGAAGCGTCCAGCGCCAATGAAGAAGAAGCCGAAGCCGACCAAGGCAGCCGCTTCCACTAACGTCCGTCCCAATGCTGTCAAGAATTTCTTGAAGAAGTACTCGCAGGGAATGCGCTAATGGGTATCATGCCCCCCGCAGAAGGCGCACCGATGCCCGGCCCCGCAATGGGCGCACCCGGCATGGAGCCAGCCCCCGCAACGCAGATGCTCGGCCCGCTCGCAATGCTTTCGCAGCAGCAGCAGCAGGCGCTCGGCATGCAGCAGCAGCAGCAGATGATGCTTCGTGAGGCTATGAAGCAGCAGATCCTCCGCCTTGTCAGCATGATGCCGATGCCTAATCCGGCTGGTGCCGCTGCTCGTACTGAGCCGCTTCCCCAGTCGATGGGTGAAGAGGGCATGATGGAAAACGAAGAGTCTCCGTCTGGTATGGCTGAGGATCAGAATGAGGAGATGTACTAATGGCTTGGACCGACCCCACCCGTTATCCGAACAGCATGGAAATTGCTGATAACGAGGCGTTTCTTAACACGAACGTTATCGACAACCTTGTTTACCTGAAGGCAAACAGTGGTGGAAGCGATGTTGTATTTGCAGCCACATCAGATCAGGCAAATCTGTTTACAACGGCTCCAACACTTGGCAATTGGACAGATCTTGTAACAACTGGCGCAACCCGTAGCGGAACAGATATTACGCTTACGCAGACGGGTATCTACGAAATCTTTTTTACTGCCACAATTAGCAACACATCCAGTGGACTGACAAACGTTTACATCAACAACGTTGCGAACTCTCGTCGGTACGCCAATTTCTATGAAACATTTAATGGTGGAAAAACCGTAAATCTTCATTTTACTGGTTCCCTGCCCGCTGCAACAGCAATCAACATCAAAGTATCGTCTGCCGTAACCGGAGTGTGGGCACCGTACGGTAGTTACGATCCGCATTGTATTGTGATTCGAAAGATTGGATAATTAGATGCCCATCAACAATTTCCAAGCCAAAGACGCTTCGCTACCGTCCTACTCTCGCGCTCTTGCCGTCACGCCAAACAACTCCACGGATCTCGTGGAAACGACTCGCGCAATTATCGTTGACCACGCAACTCTGCAGCATGCAATGGTCAGCGTTATCCTCATGGGCGACACGGCTGCCGTCACAATCCCTATTCGCACAGGCGTTGTGACTCCGCTTCGCGTTACCCGTGTCCGCGCTACTGGCACGGACGCAGCAACCGTTATTGCTCTATACTAAAAATATGGAGCCTTACGACGAGCGAGAATTGCTTGCGCGATTCAACAAGTGTTTCGACTCTGCAAAAGCACCACACACCGCTCGCGTAAACAAGTACGAGAAGTGCGACGACGCCTATAACGCTGTCCTAAAGCCGCGCGACGATGATTGGCAGAGTGATCTGCACCCGCCATACGTCATGCAGATCATTGAGTTGCTCGCCAGCAACATGATTGATGAGAATCAGCGCGCCAAAGTTCTCTCCGCCCAGCCCGCAAATGACGAGTCCGCCAACCTGCACGAGCACCTGCTCAACCAGCAGCGCGAGGCTGATCGTTATCACGAAAAGTTGGTGCCATTTGTTCTGCAGGCACTTATCCGTGGCTTTACGGTAGGCAAGATTACTTGGCGCGAAGAGTGGCGCAAGGTAAAGCAGCGAGATTTTCAGCCCTCGCCGTTTGGTTCGCAGATGATTGGCAAGGTCACGGAGACTCGCGTACCGTATCGCCAGCAGCCCGGCTTTGTTGTCATCGATGCTAAGCAGTTCTTGTGGGATCCGACGGCGCATTCTATTGACGATGCTTCCGAAGTTTTCCATGTGACGTACGAAAACAAGAAGTCACTCAAGGCTAGTGGCGTCTACGAAAACGTTGACGAGATTAGTGATGGCGCGTCTAGCGAGTTTGAAGGAACTAACGCTAACAAGCGCAAGGGCCGCGTTGAAGTTATTGAGTGGTGGCACCGTGAGGGTGACGAGATTTACCTCACCACTATCGCTAATCGTGGCACGATCCTGCGTCACGAGTGCAGCCCGTTCTGGCATGGCGAGTTCCCATTTGTTACCGCCTCGCCAATGCCTAGCCTGTTTGAACTCGCCGGGCATAGCGTTGTCGAAATGATTGCTGATATTCAGGCAGCGTTGTGGGAGATGCAGAACCATCGCATTGACAACACTCGTTTCATGTCAAACGCTGCCGTGTTTGTTGATCCGTCCGCCGAGCAGCAGGACTTTCGCCTTATGCCGGGCGGCATTCTTCGCGCTCGTCCCGATCAGATTCAAGCGTGGCAGCCCGCCACCAGCATCATTGGGCCTACCGTTCAGGCAGAAGAGTTGCTCAAGGGCGACCTGCAGAACCTCAGTGGCGCTGTCGCCTACCTGAGCGGCGCTTCTAATTCGCAGATGGATCAGAGCACCGCCACCGGTATTAGCATTATCCAGAACATGGCAACAAAGCGCATCATGCGCATGAAGCAGCAGATCCTATTTGCTCTCAAGCGCGTCGGCGAGCAGCAGATTGCTTTGAACCAGCAGTTGCTTCCCCCCAACGTCGCTATCCGTATTGATCGTGGCGCTGCGGCTATTGAGTGGAAGGCCGCTAATCCGGCGATGCTTCAGGGTAAGTATGAGTATGTCGTGGAGGACGCGGCAGAGTCTCTTATTCGGCAGGAGAAGCGCGCCGAAGCCCTTGCCAAGGCTAACTTTTTGACTGCTAACTATATGCTTATGCAGCAGGCTGGCATCACTCTTGACCTGAAGAAGGTTGTAGAGGATGTCACCGAAGCGTTTAGTGAGGAACCTTCCAAGTACTTCAAGGAAGAGCCTCCCACGATGCCCGCCCCGCAACTGGTCGGCGGTGGAGGGGCGGCGGCGGCACCGACACCCGAGGCAATGGCTGCTGGAGGAGGGCAGGGCGGTATGCCTGCTGCTGCTCCCGAGGCTAACGCTGAGGCCGGTGCCGCCGTGCCACCCCCTGAGGCCGCATGAGCAATCTGCTTGACTCCTTGTTGAGTCAGACAAGTTGGGTTGCGGTAGAAGAAGAACTTACGCGCCGTAAAGATGTGCTTTTGCGCCAGATGGTGTACGATAATCTTAGTTACGAGGATTACTTGCGACTAAGTGGCGAAGTCAAAGGACTTGATTTCGTCATCAAACTAAAGTCAAGGAGACTAAACAGTGTCTGACGATGACATCCTGATGGAGACGATCCGAGCGGCTCAGGTAGACGAAGAGCCTCTGGACGACCAGCCCGTTGAGGAGCATCCGGTTGCCGAGCAGAGCGAAGAGGAAGATTCTCGCGTATTTGCTGGCAAGTACCAGAATGCTGATGATCTTGAGAATGCTTACCTAGAGTTGCAGCGTAAGTTTCACGAGTCGCGCCAGCCCGACCCCGAGCCAGAGTATGAGCAGCCCGCTGCTCCCCAGTACTTTGGTCAGGAGCCTACGACTGAGGCCGAGGTTGTGTCGTTTGCTGAGCAGGATCCGTCAAACGCTGCAATGTGGGTGCTGAGCAATAGTGATCGGCTTCCAGATGATCTTGCTAATGCGGTGCTTGAGCATTGGTGGACGCAGAAGCCGTGGGAGGCAACCCAGTACTTCATGGAGCAGCGCCTGAACACTGAGCGCGACCAGTTGGCGGACATGACGATGCCGCTGCTTGAGCAGCATGAGCGCGCCGTGATGATGGACGCTTACGAAATGATCGTTGACGCCGTGCCGGATTATGACGAGTATCAGGAGCGCGTCGAACAGTTTATTGATGAGCGTGACGTTAGTGGCATCATTCCTCCGGGCAGTGAGACTGACCCGGTTGCGCTAGCCGAAGGAATTGGTACAATTGTAGGGATTATTAAGTGGCACGAATATCAGACTGCCATGCGTAATCAGGGGATGATTGTCCCCGATCAAGAAATCGCTCAGGCTCCAATGGTCAGTACGCGGAATACGACAAACCCCGCAGACCTTGGTAGTGATGAGGCAGACGACTTGATTCGGAACATGATTCTCAACGCCTAAGCGGGCCGCCTGACCAGAGCGACACCCCACTAGGGTTTTCGACCAGATTCAAAATGAAAACCAAAGTAGGAGGTTCGGGCTATGCCTGTTACCGTTGTTAGTGGAGTCGTCAGTGACGATGTATCCACCCTTTTGCAGGCCCGCCGTGTCGTTGACATGGATCCTGTTATCAAGCAGTTGGAGCCGGACGACGCTCCGTTTACTGTCATGCTTTCGCAGGTGTCTTCGCGTCCCGCGAAGTCCCAGAAGGTTGAGTGGCTTTCGGATCAGTTGGTTCCGCGTCTGACGACGCTGGCCGCCGCTGTTCTGATTGGCGACACGACCATCACCGTTGCTACTGGCACGGGTGCGTATTTCCGTCCCAACGACATTCTCCGCCTTGCAAACGGCGAGAACGTCAAGGTCACCAGCATCGCTACGGATGTCCTCACGGTCACTCGTAGCATTGGTTCGGTTGCCGCTTCGGCTGTTTCGACCGCAACGGACGTTATCAAGATTGGTAACGCTTCGTCTGAGGGCGCAACGCTTGGCGACATCCGCATGACGCAGCAGGTTGCTAACTACAACTACTGCCAGATCCAGCGCGACCCGCTCGGCTTTACCAACACGCTGATCCAGTCGGATCTGTATGGTGGCAACGAGCCGCAGTACGAGGCCAAGAAGAAGATGATGGAGCATCGTCGCCAGATTGAGAACACGCTGTTCTTCGGTCAGCGCGACCTTGCTACTGGCGCGTCCCCCACGGGTTTCTGTGGCGGCCTTGCCGACTTCATCTCGTCCAACATCACCACCGTTGGTGGCAACCTCTCGGAGAGCGGTTTTGCTACGTTCCTCCGCACGGGTTTCCGTTACGGTTCGCGGAACAAGGTGCTCTTCGCCTCGCCGCTGGTCGTGTCGGCTCTGTCCTCGTTCCCGCAGGGCAAGTTGGCGCTCCCGTCGTCCGACGTGAAGTCGTACGGTGTGTCGCTGATGGAGTATCGTGGTGCCAATGGTGGTACCGTCAAGATCGTTGAGAAGCGTGATTGGCTTGACTTCTCCACGGCAAGCAATCAGATCGGCTCGTGGGCCGTGCTGGTTGACATGGACGACGTCGTCATGCGCCCGCTGCGCAAGACGGTGCTGCTCCCGAACCGTCAGGCTCCCGACCGGGATTCGACGATTCAGGAGTACCTGACCGAGTTCTCGCTGCAGGTCGGCGTTGAGCAGAATCACGCGATCCTTCGCGGCGTGACCGGTTACGCATAGTTAGTCGCCACCTTCGGGTGGTCATCAGGAGCCTCTGGCGCTACAATCTAATTGTAGTACCAGAGGCTCCTTTGTCTTACAGAAAGAGAGAACACTCACATGCGATTTGTTAGCCGCTCCGCTAACTACACGTTCATCGTCCGAGGCGAGACCGAGTACGAGGTTTTTGAAACCGCCAACGGCACGATGATCCCACGCAATATTAAGAAGCCTGCGCTTATCGTTGAGTTTAAGCATGGCATGGCTTACCCCGACGAGAACTACGCGGCCCTGCTGCATTGGTCTGGTCAGGCAACCTCGCGCACAGATCCCGAGCGCGTCAATGCAAGCGGTACGTCTGCCGCCGACATCTTTGGCGCTGTCCCTTATCAGCGCGGCATTGTAATTCAGGACGGCGTTGGTCGCATTTCTGGTGTAAGCAACGCATCGCGACCCGACTTTAACTTCAGCCTGTTCGACACTGAGTGGATCGACGACCTTGATGATCGTAAGGAAGCCGAATCTACGCTCTTGGAGAATGCCGACAATGGCGTCTGGTACGTCAAGGTTGACGCAATCGAAGTTGCTCCTCCGTGGCCGAACTACAACAAGATTCGCGCTAAGAAGGGCGCAACTGTTGCCGACGCCATCGCTGAAAAGTGCGTTGAGGATGGTTACGACGTGGCTGCAGTGATCGCCTACGAGAAGGCTCACGCTGACCGCCCCGCCGTTATCTCGGCCCTTACCGCAATCGGAAATACCATTGCTGCTAATGCTGAAGAGGCAGAGGCGCTTGAGGTAGAAGTCGTCTAATGTTTGGAGTCCCGGTCACTGCCCACGCTGAAGAAACTGCCGACGTTGTTCACGGTGCGGACGAGTCCACGCTTAAGTGGTATATCAGTCAGGATGGCTTTGACCAGATTCGGCTGGGAATGGTTTGCGGCTCTTGCCTTGAGCCATTCCCGGCCGCCCCAGAGGCGCGTAATGCGAAGGTGTGGCGCGATCATGCGCACCACTATGCTGGTATTCGTAGCGCCGAAGAGTTGATGGCTCTCGTCACTAAGGGCCGTTGTCCTGTTTGTCAGTCCGAGGTTTCTATGGAGATGACGAATGCTACGCATCGCGGCAAGGACGAGTTTGAGCCAGAGGATGGTGCGTACTAATGGCTACGTTTGCTGATCTGAAGACTCGCGCTCAGAACATGGCGCTCACTGAAGACGACACGCTTGCGGGCATTTTTGTCAACGACGCATACCGTGATCTTGTTGTGCAGGCCCAGTTGCTTTGCACAAATAGTGTTGAGTCGCTTACGCAAGGACAGAATCTTTACACCCTTTCGGGGTTCGGCATTACTAATCTTGGAATGATTCAGTACATTATTTATCGTGCTGCTGGTCAAACAGACGGTTATATCCTTGAGCCGTCTGACCTTGAATCCGTTCTCCAATTGTCGTCTACAAACCCGACCGGGTATATCCGCAAGTACGCTTTGCAGGGGCTAGACAATCTGTATGTGTGGCCCGCTTCACAGCAGACCGGCGACTCGCTAATTATTTACTACGCGCAGAACCCGCTTCTTCTTGTAGACACAGTGGTCGATCCGCTTGTTGAGGAATCTTCTCCTTCGTCTGTTCCTAGCCAGTGGCAGCACATGATTAGCGTTGCGGCAGCGGCTCGTCTTTCTGACGCCGTTGGCGAGGATGTCACTCTTTCTCAGGCTCTTCAGAACCGTTACGAAATTATGTACTCTATGTTTACCAAGTGGGTAAATGGTCGTCAGGGCCGTGGAACTCGCATGATGCCAAGCGGTTACGCTCGTTCTACTGGTATGCCTCAGCATGATCGAAGCGCGTACTACTCTTCCGTAGATAGTTACTAATGAGTAAGAACAGCCGCTGGATCGAATACTCCGACTTCTCTGGCGGAGAGATGAGCGACATCAGCGCAAGCCTCATCCCCGACAATGGTTTGCTGTATGCAGAAAACGTCTTTACGGATAAGTCTGGACGCCTTACTAAAAGAAAGGCAATTAGATCTTATCTTCAAGCCGCAAACGCTAACTATTACAATTCCCTCGGAACTTCTGACGATTCTGAAAGCGCGGCACTTCAGCGCGGTTACGCTTCGCGCGTATCGTCTAACAAGATAATTCTTGATTCGTTTGAACTTGGTGAACCGGGCGGAAGTAGCCCACTGGAAACAGGAACGGCATCAACAAATAGTGATGTTGGATCTTATTCTTCTGGTGTACCCGGCGATTCGTTTAACTCGTTTGGAATTGTTGGATTCCCAATTTCCGAAAGTGCTACTTCGCTAGGGACGACTTATAACGCGCTTCCTATTGTTTGGGCTGGTGGCGCAAAGGCTGATGTTGGAAACTTTTCAACAACTTCTGGTGGAACCGTCACCGTTAAGGCTAACGAGTCTGTAATTGCGTTTTCCACACTACCGTTCTATAACGCTTTTAAAGCAACAACAATGGCCGGACAATTTTTTTATGCGACGGTTGGTGCTGGAACTAATCAGAACGAATACGTTGGCAAAATCATATCTCAAGACGATGCGGCTGGTACGATTACCGTAACGCCTACCCCTAAAAACGCTTTTGTCGGAACGTATTATTCTCGTTCGACAACGTTTGGTATGGGCGGGGCAAACTTTGAAACTGGTGGCGGCGCTAGGCCGATGGGCGCTAACTCTGCAGTGATTCACCAGAACCGAACCGTTTGCGCCGTTCAGGGCACAAATAATTATGTTTCCCTATCAGCATTTACGCCGCCCTCGTTTGCAAAGGTTGACGCTAGGGCTAATACGATTATGTGGAGCGCGATTACTGGTGAGCCTGCAACGGCGGCAAACACCAAGTCTGATGGTCTTCTGGGCCTTCTCTATGCTGGGTGGCCTAAGGGTCAGTCGTTGACGCTTGACACTGCTGGGATCACGGGCCTCGTGAGCCTTGACGCAAACAATCTTATGGTTTTGTGCGTAGATAAGATTCTGATGCTTAGCGGTACCTTGGGAAGTATTGTTACAACGGGCGGGGTAACGGGCGAAAGTTCTATTAACATCCGTACCCTGTCTACCAATATTGGTTGCGCGTACCCAAAGACTATTCAGAAAACCCCTAAGGGCGTTATGTTTTCTGATCTAAACACCGTTTACATTACTGATGGCGCATCTTTTGTAAATCTAATGGAAAACAAAGTACAGTTTTCTTACGGTTATTTTTCGTCTTCTGTTGGTATTTATGGAGCCGATTTCCCCTGCGGGTCGGCTGTTCTGTTTAACAACTATTATGTTTTGTTTACAAAATATGGCCTAGGTTGGATGTGCGACCTTTCTAATGATTATTCTTGGACTAGAATAGTGGCCTCTGGATTTACTGGCCTAACGTGGGGTTCTGGTATAAATGACCCCAAGGGGAGCGGTCATGTATACGCACCAAAATTTCTTGTAGATCCAGCAAACCCCGGGGCTGCAAGTGGGTCAAAGATTTGTCGTCTAGAAACAATGACGCTAACAGATCCCTTTGAACAAATTCCACCCTCGCCCAACCCAAGCGGTTATAACTTCTGGTGCGACCCAGACACATCCGCGCGCGTAAACGCAAGGCTAGTAACAAAGTCGTACACGTTTAACTCGTCGTCTTCTATGAAGCGGTTTCAGAAAATGGTATTTACTGGAGCATGCAACGCGCCCAATACTGTTGTTAGCATTAAAACTGGGCTTGACCCCGACTTGATTGTTACTCAGGGGTCGTTTTATCTTGGCGGGGTGTATTACAACGGTCAGCCATCTACGCTTAAGGAACTTAGGGGCACGGCTCCCCTCTCTACGCCGGGCTATTTCCAGAGTAAGGCCACTAATGTTGGCTTGGCACTAGAGTTTACAACGGCGTTTTCCGGCAGTTATTTGGTAACGCAAGACGACTTTTGGATTGATAAACTTTCGTTTAACTACACTGTTGCTAGGCAGGGCCGGGTTAAGCGCTAATGGCCCTTGACGAAAGCAACATCGAAGCCACACGAATCGCGCTAAGCGGCGCTGGCCCAATCCCGAACGCCGTCCTCTACAACAATGCTAAAGACCTAGCCGCTGCTATGAAAGCGGCAGGTGTCACGTTTGGTGGAACATCCGACCCGCTCCCCATTGGCTCCGTCGTTGCTTACTCTGGCGCGACAATCCCCACGGGCTATCTAGACGCTGATGGTTCTAGCCAACTCCGAGCATCCTACCCTGATCTCTTTGCGGCTATTGGGACGACATACGGGCCGGGTGCGCTTCCGGGGACGACGTTCGCACTTCCAAACTTTGTCGGAACCTATACGAACTTCATCATTAAGGCGACGGCTGCGGCTGCTAGTACGACAGTGATTAGTGAGACGCTCATTGCGGTGCCTCTAGGCTCGCTCCAGTTGTATGCGGGTAGTGTGTATCCGACTGGCTGGCTACGCGCTGACGGGACTGCTATCAGCCGCACAACGTACGCAGGCTTGTTCGCGATTATCGGGACAACGTATGGTGCTGGCGATGGCAGCACCACATTCAACCTGCCGAACCTCTCTTCTAGTGGTGTACCTAGTCCTGTTTATATCATCAAGGTTACGCTTAGTGGTAGTGTTGAGCCGTCTACTGTTGCTCATGCTTCGTCGCATATTCGTGCTGGCACGGATGTCATTGACGGGGATCGGGTGCAGATTGATTATGTGCCGTCTGCGTATACTCGGAATGCGGCTGCGCCCGGTGCTGGTGCGGTCACTGATCTTACTGCGCATCTTGCGGGGATTAACGCGCTTTCCGGTCAAGGTCACATTATTTGCTCATCTTTAAGTCGTCCCGCCTTCCCCGCTACGGGAACAATGATTTACGATACGGACATTGAAAGGCTGCTTCTCTACAGCGGAATATCATGGGTTATTATTCCTACTGCAAACGATGAGGCTTACGGTCAATACTTATACGACGGTGCCGGTCTTGTTGCCGCAACAGGAAACACTAAAGTTCCTTTTAGCAATTTGCTTTTTTCAAAAAACCTAACGCTATCTTCCGGTTCTATGATTTTTGCTAAGCCCGGAATATACGAGTTTTCCGTAGGCCATCGCTTTGGTACTGGTGCTGACACTTGGACGGGTGTAAATCTTTTTAACGCCACTACTTCAACCGTACTTGCTAAAGCATATGGCACCGGACAAGTTGGCGGGGCCGATCCGGGGCCGGTAAGTTATCAGTTTTTAGGGCAAATAACATCCACTACTCAATCTCATGATATTCGTATTTATCGTGATAGCGGCAGTTTGACGCTGCTAGACCCTGTTGATAATGCGGGTTATCAAATAACCTGTACCGTTAAACGTTTAAGTAGTAGTTAGGGGATGGTATGACTATTTTTGGTAGTGGACATCAAGTAGTAACCAGCACCACACGACCCGCAAGCCCTATCGTCGGACAGATTATCTACGAAACAGACACGTTTAGTCACCGCTGGTGGAATGGCACTGCATGGGAAGGCGTCACGCCAATCGGGTCGATACAGTCCTTCGCAGGGTCAACCGCTCCCAGTGGGTGGCTTATCTGTGATGGGCAAACACTAAACAGCGTAGCCAATACGCAATACGCGGCGCTCTACTCCGCTATCACTACGACGTATGGAGGAACAAGCGCATCCTCGTTCAAGATTCCTGATCTAAAGGGTCGCGCACCAGTCGGTAAGGGCGCGAACGTCGCGGTAGACGCCTTAAATAAGAGTGATCTCCTTGCCGACGCTTCGCGTAATCCAAACCATTCACACACAATTACGCATACGCACAATATGGGTAACCATACGCATGGCGAAGGTAGCCAGTTTGCCCGTTGGGTTGCTGGTGGTAATATTTACTACGCAAATGTTATTGGCGGCGGGGCTTGGGGAACTACTGTTTACGGTGGTGTGCAGACAATTGGCGGAAATGCGGGAACGCTTAGTGGTGGGCTGAGCGTTGGTGGCAGCACTGGCGGCCCAAGCACAAACACTACTGACGGCAGCAATACCGCTAACAGTGGTACTGCGGCACAACCATTTCTTGTCACTAACTACATCATTAAGATTTAGGACAAATAATGACTAACTTTCCAATTGAGAATCAAGAAACATTTGATCATGGTTCGTACCAAGCAGAACGCGCGGTTGCGTATCCGCCTATTGGGGATCAGTTGGATGATTTGTATCATGCGGGCGTGTTTTCTGCGGATATGAGTGCGCTTATCAAAGCCGTTAAAGACAAGTTTCCAAAGGAGTAGCGGATGTCTCCAGCATTTACCGGCCTAGGCGCAACAGTGGGAACCTCTGCGGAGCGTGTTGCTCTTGTTTCGCCACAGATGGGTCAACTCTTTTTTGAGACTGATACTACGTTGTTTAAGGCGTGGAATGGTTCTTCTTGGATCACTACGCTGATTGGGCTAACGGCTGGTGGTGGGCTTTCCGGAACATACCCGAATCCTACTGTTGCGGCTGTTCCGGCGAGTGCGCTCCCGGCCGGTTCTATTGTGCAAGCGCAACGGTACGAGTGGGGAAACGTGACGACAATGAGCGGCGCAACGTGGACGACTTGTAATGGGTCGTCGTATACGTTTACGCCGTTATACGCAACGTCAAAATTGTTTGTGTTTTCAGATATTTCTGTTCATGCTTACTATCCGGGTGGCGCGTATGCGGGAATGTCAACGCGACTTTTGTGGCGCGGCGCGGTAATCAGTACCCAAAGCGCGGCGGCAGGCCATGAGCATTACATGCACACTGGTGGCGGAAACCCGGATCTTTATCTTCGTTCGGCAAAGAACGCAACGGCGACTGCTGGCGCTGGCGCTGGTGTTTTTACCACCCAAATTATGGGTTACGCTTCGACTTCAACGATTGAGGTAAATCAAGCCAATCAGTGGGGAAGCGGGTACACAATTTTTGAGGTGAAACAATGATTACTAGAGAGATTACTTATGTTGACGCTCTACTTAGTCTTGCCCCCGGCGCTTGCTGGTCTAGCGACGGAACTCTAGAAGGCTTAGATTGGATTGACAAAAATATTGAGCGTCCTACCAACGAGGCAATTGAGGTTGAAGTTTTTCGCCTAGCAAAAGAACAAGAGGCGAATGTGTACCGAGTTGATCGTGCTAGCAAGTATCCGCCTATCGGCGATCAGTTGGATGCGCTCTTTCATGCTGGCGTTTTTCCACCAGAAATGGAATCTCAAATCCGTGCTGTTAAGGAACAGTTTCCAAAACCAGAGTAGTGTCTGCTACTCTATAACTATGGATTTGTACAACGCGCAGCGCACTAACTTCAAGCCGGGCATGCCTCGTCTTGCCGGTAAGCCGGGTCAGCAGCGTCAGGTGACGCCGCGTAGTGCGAATCGTGGTCAGGCTTCTCCGAAGCCGCCGCCTGCGGCTGGTATGTTGCCGCCTGCTAGTCGTCCGATGCCGACTGGTGCTAAGAAGCCCGGGCCTACTGGTGGTATGCCTCCTCGTCCGATGCCGCCGATGCCGGGTGGCGCTAAGAAGCCGATGCCGGATCGTCCGGGTGGTGTTGATGCTCGTCCGATGCCGATGCGTCCGGGTGGCAAGAAGCCGGGTGGCGATATGAGCATTATGAAGAAGATGGCGGCCTTTAAGCCGGGAATGTAGGAGTAGTTATGCCGCAGTTTGATCTTAAGGGCAAGGGCGACTTTACTGGTTTGGCGTCTAAGACTTCTGGCGAGTATGCCGCGAAGAATCAGGGGCGTTCTCCGGGTGAGAAGAATCCTGTGCGTGGTGCGGTTTCGAAGCCTGATTCGTCTGAGACTAAGAAGCCTGTTCCTGCTCCTAATACGCTGAATTATTTTATGCGTAAGACGGAGAAGGATGGTAAGGGTAATGCGAAGAATCGCGCGTATACGATGTGGAAGCGGTATAAGCAGTCTCAGCGTCGCGGGGCGTAATGGCTCGTAAGCCTCCTGCTCCGGGCAAGCCTCCTGTTAGGCCCGCTGCCCCGCCTCCCCCTAAGCCGCCTGCTCCGGGCAAGCCCCCTGCTCCGGGCAAGCCCCCTGCTCCGGGCAAGCCGCCTACGCCTCCGGCTGGTAAGCCTAGGTCGCCCGCTGGTAAGCCGCCTACGCCGCCTGCTGGTAAGCCCACGCCCGGGCCTGTCGTTCGCGGGCCGGGTGGTGCTCCCAAGACGAAGCCGCCTAAGCCGTCGGGTAATCCCGGGCCGGGCCAGAGTTGGGTTTATAATGCGCAGACTAATTCTTGGCAGAAGAAGCGCAACTCCATTGCTACGCCTAATAAGCCCACGACTAGCACCGTTACGTCGCAGCCCGATGGAAGCACAACTGTTGAGGATACTCCGGTTGGGTCGGACGCGGATGGGGCTGGCGCTGGCGCTCCTGCTCCCGCTGCTCCTCCTGAGAAGACTCCTGAGCAGATTGCTGAAGAGGTTAGGAAGGCTGCGGAGTCTCGTGTTGCTGATCTTGATCCTACGCTTCGTGGTGAGTACACGGGTAAAACGCTTGGGCTTGGTGGTCTTGGTTTTGGTCTTAGTAAGGCTGATGGTACGCGAGCGACGTACGATGAGATCTTTGGTTCTGCTGCTCCGGGTGCTGCTCCTCAGGCGGGGGCTTTTCAGGTTCGTGATGCTCAGGGGCGACTTGTAAATCGGGATCTTCTTGGTACGGATGTGTTTGGTGCTGGTGGGACTGGTACGGATTTGTCTGGTACAAAGTTGGGTCAGACAATTCTTGGTGCTCGTCGGACGGCGGCTAGTGAGGCTGAGGCGCGTTCTCGTAGTGGCACGGGTTCTGGTGGGTTGCGGACTGCGGCTGGCGAGCAGCAGGTTCAGCGTGAGGGTGCAGAGATTACTGGGCTGCTTGGGGAGTTGACTAACTTGACTACTGACATTGGTGGTCGGCGGTCTCGGGCGTTTTCTGAGGCGCAGGAGGAGGCTAGTTCGGGGGATATTGGACGGTTTAATCCTGAGGTTACTCCTCCTCGTGCTGGCGCTACTACTCCGCCCCCTGCGAAGCCCACGCCTAGGCCGATTAAGCCTAAGCCGATTAAGCCTAGTGTTCCTAAGGCTCCGGGCGGTGCTGGTAAGACGAAGCCGCCCAAGCCTGCTGGTAATCCGGGGCCGGGCCGCAAGTGGGTCTATAATGCAAAGAGTAATTCTTGGCAGGCGGCGCGCAGATGATTAAAGATATCAAGAAGAGGGCGAGTAAGTAATGGCAAAGCCAAAGAAAGTCACTCCCGGCCCGTACAGTACTCCGTTTAAGACTCGGAGGGAGCGCGAGCGTGAGGCGCAGCGGACTGCTACTGATGCTGTTGAGAGTGTTCAGGTTATTGAGGATCGTCGTCGGCGAGAGGCGGCGGCGGCGGCTGGTATTACTAAGTCTTTTGGGGATATTCTTCGTGAGCAGGCTAATGCTCAGGCTAGTCGCCTTGCTGCTATTCAGGGTGCTGCTGGTCAGAATGTTGGTGCTGGTGCGCTTGCTGGTTCGATTGCTGGGGAGGTGCAGGCTGCTGAGGCCGCTCCGCGCCTGTCTGCTGGGCGTGGTGTTGAGTTGGCGGCTGATGTTGAGGGTCGTGCCACTACTGCGCGTAAGGAGAGGGCACAGGATTTTCGTAAGTACTTGACGCAGTCTCGTGCTGACATTGAGGCGGGTGAGCGGGAGAAGCAGGCTGCGCAGATTGAGGGTGCTGCTACTGCTAAGGCTTATGATTTGAAGGAGAAAGATTATCAGCGTGGCATTTACGAGTCTGATCGTAATTACAATCTTTCTTTGGCTAAGTACGAGTCGGAGTTGGCTAAGGCTGACACGGGCCAGATTGATGATTTGATTCCGACGTTTTCCACCATGGCTAAGGAACTTTCTTCTAAGAAGGGCACTGGTGGTTACGAGGGGGAGATTACTTATACCGATTCGCGTGACGGCAAGCAGAAAAAGATTGACGTGTCGGGTGTTGCGTTTGATCCTGCTAACAAGTCGCAGGCTCAGCGTGACGCGTTTTGGAAGAAGTATGTTGAGAAGAAGACGGGGGCTAAGATTTCTGGCATTCCTGTGCGGACTGTTGAGCGTGGTACTACGAAGCGCGCGCCTTCCGAGATCGCGGAGATGATGTTTGATTCGGCGGGAACGCTTGGTTCGTTTAGCCAGCAAGAAATCTATAATGCGATTATGCGCACTCCGTTTGGCATGATGAACGCGGCTGCTGTGCGAGAGGCGTATCAGGGGTAATACGTTGCCCCCGGCTTCCCGTAACCCCAAGAAGGGGCCAATCATTATCACGTCTGGGCCGGGTCGTCCTGCTCCGATTAAGAAGCAGCCGCTTCCTGCTTATGGCCCGTACAAGTTGCCGCTTACTGATGTTGAGAAGCGCATTGTAATTAGGAAGCGTACGCCGAAGTTTGTTGAGACTCCTCGTGGTCGTATCGCTACTGGTGGCGGCGGGGTCGGGTTCTTCACGAAGGGCGACAAGGGCAAGATCATGGCTCGTGTTCGCGAGCGCGCTATTGAGCGTCAGGATACGCTTTTTGATCGTGCTGAGAAGAGTCGTCTTGCTGGTGAGCGGAGGGTTGCGACTCCTGATTATTCTAATTTGAGGAAGATTGTTGCGGAGAAGAGGAAGGAGGATGATGATCCCGGGTTCCTTGGTGGGCTGGCGGATGATTTGGGCCTTGACGATTTTTATACGGATAACGTTTTGCCGGTTGTTGGCCGAGCGTTTGGCGAAGTTTTTGAGACGGCGAAGGAGACTTATGGTGTTGGTCTTGTTTCGCCCGGTGTGACGATTGCTCGTGCGGCTGCTGGTGCTGTCGGCAAGGAGCAGGATGTTGATAAGGCTTTTGATTATGCTGCGGAACTTGTTAAGGGTGGTGCGGCTATTGCGAAGACGCAGGGCTTTGATCGGGTTAAGCCTTATGTTGCGAGTGTTATTGATGGGGCTGCTGCTTTGGGTAAGGGTGGTGCTGATGCTGTTGGGAGTGTTGATGATTTCTTGCAGACTGAGGTTCCGATTTATGATTCGGCTAAGACTTGGGCTGATCGTAATGCTGTGCGGCCGACGAAGGATGCTGCTGTTGAGGTTTTGTCTCGCGTAACTAATCAGCCTATTAATCGGCGTATTGATAATGCTGACGAGTTTGATAGGAACTTTATTTATCAGGCGAATGACATTACGCAGCGCGGTCAGGAGCGCGAGTCTGCTGCCCC